CAACAAACGAGCCCAAGAAGGTCGGAACAAAATTTAGAACACCATTTACATACACCAACAAGAAAACAGAGCAGGAGATAAAATCCTTTTTGTCTCCATCACAGACAGTACCAGATATGACATTGTCATTACAAGAACTAGTACAACGATATACAAGAGGTCAATCAGTAGCAACCTTTACACCCGTTTATTACGGAGAAGATGAAGAATTTGCAGACGTTAGCAGAATGGACCCAATGGAGCGTATAGAATATGCTAGATATATTAGAGAAAAAATCGGCGAACACAGAACCTCCCTAGCGGAGCAACAACGTGCCGCAGGACGTAAGCCGCAAACGAGCGATAGCCAAAACTTCGTAGAAGAAAAAGCAGAACAAAATGCGCTTTAATACCCCCCCCTATAAAAACAAAAAACAACCAAGAGGGCAGTTTTTTCGTACTACGGAAAAACTGCCCGAAACGTGGCCCTACGGCAACAAACCAAAGGCGCAATGGATAAAGGCCTTCGAAGAGGAGGCCAAACGCACTAATAATCCTTGATATATTAGTGCTAATTGACACCAAGTACAAACGAAAGCTTGCGAGAGTATAAACGCAGGTGGAAAATTAAACAAAATAAAACAAAAAAAAGCGATGATACCACTAGTAGCAGCAGCACCAGCAGCGGCAACAGCCGCAGCGCCTTATGTAACAGCCGGAATAGCAGCACTATCTGCAGCAGGCGGAGCAGCCGCCACAGGCGCACAAAACAGAAAATCACGAGCATTCAGCCGTGAGATGTACCAACAAACAAAACAAGACAATATTCAATTCTGGAACATGCAGAATGAATACAATTCACCAGAATCACAAATGGCAAGATTAAAGGGTGCAGGACTAAACCCTAACATGCTATATGATAAAACAGGAGCAGTAATACCTGCTCAAAACATAAATACTCCAGATGTTCAGTCAGCTCAATTTAGAACACCAGATTTTGGATCTGTAGGAACAGGATTGGTTCAAGGGTATTTTGATACAAAGATTAAACAAGCTCAATACGACAACTTAAAAGTAGCTAACACAGTTTCCCAACAAGAAGCAGTATTAAAAGCTGCACAAGCAGCAGGAGAGGTAAAAAGGACAGAAGGTCAAGGAATATCTAATACTTTAGCATCTGCCAACTTGGATGCTATGATTAGAAGAGCAGGATTAGAAAACGATAAACTACAGGCGGATATTAACTTTACAAACAATTCAGATGTAAGAGCCGCTATTATGAATTCTCAAAATGTAGCAGAATCAGTACAAAGAGTAAAAAATATGGCTACTCAAAACATTAATGATGCAGCAACTTTAAAACTTATTAACCAAAATTATAGAAATGCTGTACAAGACGGTACCTTAAAAAAATTAGAAGCTCAAATGCTTGCCTTAGGTATTTCAAAAAATGATCCCTTTTATGTCCGAATGATAGGAACAGCAGTAAATAATATATTAAAACCCGCTATTGGTACCCCAAATTTTTGGAATGGATTTAATAAATTTGTACCAAATGAGTTTAAACCAGGAGTTATGGGTCTATTTAACTATTTAAGATAATGCAAAAAGAAAACAAGTACTTTGATAACACATCTAAGGAGATGAAGAAAGACATCATTAAACTAATTGATGATATTAGAAAAAATGTACTAGAAAACGAGAGTAACCATGCTGTTGTTCTTAGTAGATTAGATTCAGTATGTTCACTATTACAGATTACCCTTATTCATATTAATTCACTAAACAAACAAAACCAATGCGTTACAACAGACGACGCGGCAGAGGCCGCAAAAGAGGAGGCTATGGCCGTAAAAGAAACAACACTTATTTAGTAAAAAGAGGAGGCATTAGACTATAATGGCAAAAGCAAACTTATTTAACTCGATTCAGCTACCGAAAATCGGTAGCAACGTATTCGACCTTTCACACGATGTGAAAATGTCGTTTAAAATGGGAGGATTATACCCAACATGTGCCATGGACTGCGTTCCAGGAGACAAAGTAAGAATTAGCACAGAAACCATGCTTCGTTTCGCACCACTTATTGCACCAGTTATGCACAAAGTAAACGTAACCACCCACTACTTCTTTGTACCAAATCGTATTCTATGGCCTAATTGGGAACAATGGATTACAGGGAATCTAGACGTAACACCACCTTATGCCTATTATGCAGAATTATCTGGTGAAACTAATATTTCAATTCCTGTAAAATCATTAGGAGACTATTTAGGTTTACCAACAGAGGCACAATCTAATGGATATCTATTTCCAGATCGTAATGCTCAAATCTTTAGTCCTTTTAGTATAGCAGCTTACAATAAGATATGGAATGAATATTATAGAGACCAGAATCTTCAAACATCATTAGTTGATTCATTAGTAGACGGACCAAATATTTTATTTAATGCTAGTGGTTTAACTGGAGACAATGTTCAATCAAGAGCTTGGCAACATGATTATTTTACAAGCTGCTTACCATGGGCACAAAAAGGAGATGCAGTAACTATTCCTATTGGAGACTTTACAGATGTACCTATTGAATATACATCGGGACAACTTAACGTAACCCGTGATGCAGGTACTGGTTCAGCACTTAACGTTTCATCAATGTATTCAACTACCAAATTTGGAGAGCCTGGAGCATTAGTCGATGGAACTACAGAAGCAACCTTGAATATTGATAACTCCGCATCACTTACAGCTAAGACTTCAGAGCTTACAGCAGAAGCAGCAGATATTAATTCATTAAGAAGAGCATTTAGACTTCAAGAATGGCTTGAAAGAAACGCAAGAGGCGGTACACGTTATATTGAATCAATTCTTGCACACTTTGGTGTAAAATCTTCAGATGCTAGACTTCAACGACCAGAATACCTAGGCGGTTCAAAAGGTAAAATGGTAATTAGCGAAGTACTTAGTACAGCAGAAACCACAGCGCCTGTAGGACAAATGGCAGGACATGGTATTTCAGTATCAGGAGGAAACGAGTTTAGCTATAAAGTAGAAGAACATGGATGGATCATCGGACTTATTTCAGTAACACCAGACACAGCCTACCAACAAGGACTACACAAATCTCTAGATAAATTTGATAGACTAGACTACTACTGGCCAACCTTTGCCAACATTGGAGAACAAGAGGTAAAAGCTAAAGAAATTTATGCTTCATCAGAATTCGGAGATACAGTTTTTGGATATGTACCACGTTACGCAGAATATAAATACATGAACAGCAGAGTAGCAGGAGAAATGAAGACCTCATTAGACTATTGGCACCTAGGCAGAATCTTTGCCGAAGAACCAAATCTTAACGGAGACTTTATTTCATGTGAACCTTCAACACGTATTTTCGCTGTAGAAGACCCAGACGTTGATAATATTTATGCACATATTTTCAACAACATTAAGGCAATACGTAAGATGCCGAAGTACGGCACGCCATCATTCTAATGGCTTGTGATACACCATTTCACGTAAAAAACCCGCGCTACCCTATCTACAGTAACGACAGGCATGTTCCTGTACCTTGTGGAAAGTGTCCAGCGTGTTTGTCCAGACGCACAAGCGTCTGGACATTTCGTTTAAAACAACATTCAAAAAATGCTACTTCTTCTTATTTCGTTACTCTTACTTACGATACCCGATACGTACCTATATCAAGCAGGGGTTTCCTTACACTCGATAAACGAGACGTTCAACTCTATTTTAAAAAGCTTAGGAAGGCTCATGCAAAAGATCATGAACCTATAAAATACTATTTAGCAGGAGAGTATGGTAGTAAAACATACAGACCACATTACCACATTATTCTTTTTAACGCTGACATAGAAAAAATTGCCAAAGCTTGGGACAAAGGAGAGGTACACATAGGAGAACTTACAGAAGCTTCAGCAGCATACACTGCAAAGTATATAAACAAAGGGAAAATTATACCAATGCACAAAAACGATGATAGACTGCCAGAATTTAGTTTAATGTCAAAAAAATTAGGACTCAATTACTTATCTGAAAAAATAATTCGTTATCATAGAGCAGATTTAGAAAGAAATTACTTAACATTGGAAGACGGAAAGAAAATATCACTACCAAGATACTATAGGCAGAAGATATGGACTGAAAAACAACTTAGAGAACAGGCAGATAAACTTGCCCAAAAATTCACAGAAATAGAAAATCAAAAACAATTAGAATACTATACAAAAAATCAATCATTAGAAGGTTATGAGCAACAAAAAGAATCAGGAGTCGCACACAGAATTGCAACCCACAACAAACGAGCCCAAGAAGGGCGGAACAAAATTTAGAACACCATTTACATACACCAACAAGAAAACAGAGCAGGAGATAAAATCCTTTTTGTCTCCATCACAGACAGTACCAGATATGAC